TTTGACGGGAGCCACCCTTGATGACAATAAGGTGCTGATTTCTGCCAGTGAGGATGGAGGCGCACCTGTGGCAATCGGCTTTAGAGCCAAGAAAGCTAACGGCAAGTACAGGTATTTTTGGCTTTACAGGGTTAAATTCGGCATCCCGGCGACAAATCTGCAGACGAAGGGCGACAGCATTACCTTTTCGACACCCACCATTGAAGGGACAGTCATGAGACGTAACAAACCAGATGGCCAGGGAAAGCACCCTTGGAAGGCAGAAGTCAGCGAAGACGATCCCGGTGTATCGCCTGAAACTATTACCGGCTGGTATACGGAAGTTTATGAGCCGGTATTTGCTGTGGGAGGAGGCAGCGAATAATGCAGGATAATGACAGAAGCGCAATTATCAAAATCGGCGATGAAGAATATCAGCTTATTCTAACCACTAAAGCGACAAAGGAGATTGCAAAAAGGTACGGCGGTCTTGAAAACCTCGGCACGAAACTGATGAAAACCGAGAACTTCGAGATGGCTCTTGACGAAGTGGTATGGCTGATTACGCTGCTGGCTAACCAGAGCATTTTGATACACAACCTTAAAAATCAGGATAAGCGTGAACTCTTGACTGAAGAGACAGTGGAACTTCTCACATCTCCTTTGGAACTGGCAGCATATAAAGACGCTATCATGGAAGCAATGTTCAAGGGTACCAAAAGAAACGTTGAAAGTGAGGATGACTTAAAAAACACACCGGCCGAGTGAGCGATGAGGAATTGTTCACTCGGCTTTTATATTACGGCACTGTCCAGCTCAACCGTTCAGAGGATGAAGTATGGCTAATGCCTATTGGGTACCTGCTTGATTTATGGGAGTGCCATAAGCAGTTTTTAGGGCTGGCGAAACCAAAGCGTATGCTGACCATTGATGATGTGATACCTTATGGAATTTAAAAATTTTGCAGGAAAGGAGGCGGTTATGTGGCAGACAATTTTGGCTTGAAGATCGGGATTGAAGGCGAAAAGGAATTTAAGAACGCCATTCGTGAGATCAACCAAAGTTTTAAGGTACTGGGCAGCGAGATGAACCTGGTTGCATCTCAGTTTGATAAGCAAAATAAATCAGTTGAAGCTGTTACTGCAAGAAACAAGGTGCTTAACAAAGAGATCGAATTGCAGAAAGAAAAAATAGCTACTTTGGAGAAAGCGCTTGCCAATGCCGCCTCATCTTTCGGAGAAACCGACAGACGTACTCAGTCGTGGCAAATACAGCTTAATAATGCAAAAGCCGAACTGAACAAAATGGAGCGCGAGCTAGAGGCAAACAACAAAGCGCTGGACAATACGGGAAAAGAGTTTGACGAAGCGGAAAAACAGGCGGATGAATTTGGCAGAGAAATTAAAAAAGCTGCAGATCAGGCAGACGATGCAGGCGGGCGTTTTGAAAAATTAGGCGGCGTTTTGAAAGGTATCGGCGTAGCTATGGGAGCGGCGCTTGCAGCCATTGGTACAGCAGCGGTTGGTGCTGGCAAGGCGCTGGTGGATATGTCGGTCAATTCGGCTGCCTATGCCGATGAAATCCTTACCGCTTCAACCGTAACCGGCATGTCCACCGACAGCCTGCAGGCGTATAAATACGCTGCAGAGCTTGTGGATGTCTCCTTGGATACTTTAACGGGCAGCATGGCAAGGAACGTTAGATCCATGTCTTCCGCTCGGAAAGGCACCGGCGAGGTCGCAGACGCTTACCGGAGGCTTGGCGTTTCAGTCACCGACGCCAGCGGCAACCTGCGTGACAGCGAAACAGTCTATTGGGAAACCATAGACGCACTTGGCAAGGTGTCAAACGAAACCGAGCGCGACGCGCTGGCCATGCAAATTTTCGGTAAATCGGCCCAAGAACTAAACCCCCTGATCGCGCAGGGTTCGGTAGGGATAGCGGAGCTGACCGAGGAAGCAAAACGTATGGGTGCGGTTATGAGCGAAGATTCGCTGAATGCTCTCGGCAAATTTGATGACAGTATCCAGCGGCTCAAAGCAGGCAGCGCAGCAGCCAAGAACATGCTGGGTACCGTACTGCTGCCCCAGCTTCAGATATTGGCCGACGACGGAGTTGCGCTTCTTGGGGAATTTACTCGTGGATTATCTGAAGCAAATGGCGACTGGACAAAGATAAGCGGGGTCATCGGCAATACGATGGGAAGCCTTGTAAATATGCTGATGGAAAACCTGCCGAAGCTTATTCAGGTAGGCTTGGATATCGTCACCTCCATCGGCGGGGCTATTGTTGAGAACCTTCCCGTCTTTATCGACGCGGCGGTTCAGATTGCCATGACGCTGCTGCAGGCGTTGATCGACGCGCTGCCGCAGATAACAGAAGGCGCTTTTCAACTTGTCATGGCGCTGGTGCAGGGGATTATCGACAACCTACCCGCGCTGGTGGAAGCAGCAGTGCAAATGATTGTGACACTGGCATCCGGTATCGGGAAGGCGCTTCCGGAGCTGATACCCGCTGTTGTTGAAGCCGTCATCCTTATTGCCGAGGTGCTTCTTGGTAATATGGATAAAATCCTTGACGCGGCGTTTCAGATTATACAGGGACTGGCGCAGGGACTTTTAAACGCCCTGCCAAAGCTTATCGAGGCGCTGCCGAGGATTATTGCATCAATCATTGATTTTGTGACAAACAATATGCCGAAAATCATAGAATTGGGAATTACGCTTATCGTACAGCTTGCTGCCGGGCTTGTGAAAGCCATTCCAGAACTAGTAAAGTCTTTACCTCAGATTGTTGCAGCTATTATAGAAGGTTTGGGCAAGGCGGTTGTTTCAGTGGTTGAGATTGGTAAGAACATTGTAAAAGGCATCTGGGAAGGTATTAAAAGCCTTGGAAGCTGGATTAAGGATAAGGTTTCCGGTTTCTTCTCCGGTATCGTTGACGGAGTTAAGAATTTCCTTGGCATTCACTCTCCGTCCACCGTTTTTGAAGGCATCGGCGGCAATATGGCGCTGGGCATCGGCGAGGGCTTCGATAAGGCCATGGCAAGAGTGGCGGACGATATGCAAAATGCGGTGCCGACGGACTTTAATATATCGCCTGGGTTTACCAGCGCTGACGCAACAGGATTATTAAGTCCGTCGCGAATTGCAATTGAAGTGCCCGTATATCTTGATACCAAGGAAATTGCCAGGGTAATTACACCTGCAATATCCGAAATTCTAAGCAGACGATCCCTGCAAAACCTGCGTGCTAAAGGGGTGCAAATCTGATGAGTGAGTTTATTTATGATGGTATAAGAAGCAGAGAGAAAAAAATATTGCTTCAGAAAGTGCATGATTCAATTTTGCCGGGAATCCAGAGCAGAATAACTGAACTTCCGGGAAGATGCGGTGCAATATACCAGGGTTATCACTTGGGAGTCAGAGAGATAAAAATTGATATAGCCTTTATTTGCTCAAACCGGAAGGAACTTCGAATGAGAATCTTTGAGGCAGCAGCATGGTTAGATCCGGGAAAGGGTCCTAGACAGCTAATTCTGCCGGACATTCCGGACAAAGCCGTAAATGCAGTGTTGTCGGGTACTACTGAGTTTGAAAGAATTGCATATGTCGGTATGGGGACGCTCACCTTCCTGTGCCCGGATCCGTTTTTTTATGCGATAGACGGTCAGCACTATCTTTTTAGTGATATAGAAAGAGGACAGGAACTAATTTTGAATAATCCGGGCACTTATCCCGAAACTCCTGTAATAATCCTCCGTAATAATGATCAGTCTCCTGAAAACTTATGCCCTAATCCTGGTTTTGAAGTTGATACTTCCGGCTGGGTATTTCAGGCCACAGGGGCATCTTCCGGCAGCTTAACTCGGGACACAACGGAAAAATTTGCGGGTGCTGCTTCGGGCAGGTTGCAGAAGAATAACACAACCAGCGATATTCCCCGCTGCTATTTTACCATAACGGGTTATCAGGCAGGACATGAGTATTCTTTTAGAGCCAGAGTAAAGTCGCAGGTTAATAAT